TATACCTGTAGAATCCTTCAACTCGACTTTTCCATCGAATGCCTGTGTAGTCTTCTATGCAAGAAGTGTTACCGTTGTAAGCATGGAGCATACATCCGGGTTCTATCACAAGACCTATATGAAAAGGTCTTCCTCGGATGATAACGACATCACCTTCTTGCGGATCATCTACTTGCTCTGTCATCTCTATCAGCTTTTGCTGTATGCGAGCAGTACGATCTTTGTTCTCTGCTTCCTCTAGCCCTTCGTCTTGCTTTCCAAGGTCTATCCCATAGACGCCTGCAAAGACTTTTGCAACTAGACGAAAACAACCGTGGGGGGACTCATACTCTACGCCCACATAGGGCTTGTACTTAGCTAGAGACATTAGACGGTGCAAACTGTCCTGAAGGAAATGCATCGTTCAGCGCACCTCTTAAAAAAGAAGCCTTGACTGTTACGCGAGTTGCTGAGTCTGCTGACATAGCATCAAACTCAAACTTAACAGGGCCAAACTCTATGCTGTCTGGTGTGTCTGCTAAAACAACTTCGTAAACAATCTGCGCTCGCTGACGCTTGCCCGCTAACTCACGAAGACCTTGCACAATACGCTGATCTACAGCGTCAGCACGAATATCAATAGCAGGTGGCCTATCTTGCACCTGAGTAGAAGCAGTGACTTCAAAAGGAAAGCGAAAGAAAGTGCCTGCTGATCTTGTTAAGTCCTGCGTATCGTTTACAAGTCTTATCGTGTTAATATCAGGATGTGAAATAGTCAAACACTCAAGAAAGACTTTTTCGGTAGCTGATGCCAGCACGGCTTGCAATGCACCTTGGCTTAGAGGCATTACGGAATCACCTCAAAGTTAAGTTTCACTGTAAATACTTCACCTGATGCCACAGAGATTTTGAAAGGCTCACTAGCAATGAAGCGAATAACTGCTGGCTGTTCAGTGATAGGATGCACCCAATCAAACTCTAGGCTGCCCATAGCAAGCGTGTTACGCCAGAAGTCTAGTAGAGTCCCATACTGGGTCTTGTCAAGGTACATCTGCCCAGCAAAAGGCTCTACTGCTGCTGTGAAGCGGCGACGCTGGAAAGGTTTACCGAACTCCATGTCTGTTCTAATTCCGCCTTCAGGAGCTTGATAGCTGAAACCTTGCTGATGCAAACGCTGCGGTAGTGTTGAGGGCCAACTTGCCATAACTTAAAACTGCCCTTGTCGTGCTGCGCCGTGGCGACGGAAGACACCATCTAGCTGTCCTTGCCCGTCTAGGCGCTCAATGCTTGATTTGACCATCACGTCAACAGTCATCTCACCGTTAGGCCCGCGACGTGACTGCTGCTGTTCTGCTTGCAACTGCTCTCCGCCTTGATTAATGATGTTGACAGTAACATCGCCACCGCCTCCCATGCGGTGATTCGGTACAATCTGCCCGTCTTGACTTGGAACAAATAGCTCTGGGCCACGTTCTCCGACAATGCTAGGAGACCCGCCAAATACGTTACCTCCGTTTGCATTTTGCGGAATGAAGCTCATGTTAGACATTTGCGCTGTTGTTGCAGCCTGCCCTCCTGATTGACCACCTCCGGGGAAAAGTCCGCCTATCGCAGATGTAATAGCGCTTGCTGCTGGATCAATAACTTGCTGCCTTAGTATAGCTGTAGATATTTCCGCAGCTAATTGCTTGAATACATCTTTCGCTTCTTCGCCTCTGACAATCAGGTCTTCAAGAGCGTTGCCAATTCCGGTTTCCATAGTGTCAGAAACATCTCTGACAGATTCTCCGATTGACAACATCATCGTGTCGAACAAAGGCAAATTATTTACAATTTGTTGAACTGAAAGGTCAATCCCTTCAAACTCTTTGTTCAGATTACCAACAAACTGCATGTCATTTATAAGACGGACGTTAGGCAGTTTTTCTGGCCCTTCTATTACCTTGGGCTGGGCATCACCGGCTGCTTTACTTGCGCCTTGTGCAGCTTTGCCTGCGGCGTCTTCAACGCCCATCAAAGCATTCGTTAATTTAGTAAGCGGATCAAGCGCAAACTCTATAGCTGAATCATAAAAAGATAGGATGTCCCCTACAGCACCGCCTAGTCTTATGAAAGCCTCAGCAACAGCCCCGACTGCCTCTGCTAAAGCAGCAAGCCCTTCTGCGTTTGCCGCTATAGCTCTAGCAGACTCAGCATTTATTTGTGACTTAACTATTTGAAAAGTTTTTGCAGCCTCGGCGCCGTTAGCAACTAAGTCGTCTTGTAATACAGCGCCAACTGATCTAGCTTCTGAAGCGTACTCTGAAAGTCCTTCAGTCCCTTCTTGCAAGAGAGGTAACAACCTGTTACCAATGTCATCACCAAGGATTCTTACAGCAGCAGCGTTTCTTCTTGTGGGGTCATCAATAGAACTGATTGCACTAGCAAAAAGCTCGAACAGCTCTACTGGCCGCTTACCTCTTAGCTGATCAACTTCAATGCCAACAAGGGCGAAGTCATCAATAAAAGACTGCATCCCTTGCACTGCATCTTGTGATCTATCTGCTAAAGTATTCAATACATCAGCAATGTCAGAAGTGTCTGATCCAAACTGACTAAATGTAAACTGAAGCTCTTGGAATCTTTGTGCGCTTACGCCAAGCGCCTTTGATTGCCTTTCAATCTGCAAAGTAGATTGCAGTGTTGCATCTGTAAAACTAGCAAGTTGTTGTACGCCTACTGTAATCCCTACAGCGCCAAGAACCCTACCTGCTGTACGCAGGGTGGTATTCATTTTATCTACTGATCTAGTGGTCTTTTTGGCAGCACCGCCAAACTGTTTAGTCTCTCTTTCTGCTTTATTAGCAGACCGAGAAAACTTGTTTAAGTTATCGCTGCCCTTTTTTACCGGGCGGCTATCGACCTCAACTTGTAGTCTTGCTACATCAGCCACTAGTCTTTTTCCTTCTATTTGCTATGGCCTTAAAGGTAGATGATACCTTGTCTGCCACCTTGTCTCGGTCTATTTGATCTGGGTCTGTCCACGGAGGAGGACAGGCTTTATCTTCTGCTTTTTGCTTCTGGCTTAAGTAAGTTGCGGATAACTGTCGTAGAGCTGTAGCTTCATTAGGTTGAAGTTCTATTCCAACAATATCCGACCAAGCCTTTATTTCAACCCAATCTAAAGGCGAAGCGCCCATAGAGGAGTAGTTGACAGGCCCAGCCTCAAACAACCAATTAATTATATAGACAAGCTCGCCGGGGTCGGGCATTGGCCCATAATAGTATTCGTGTCTAGCCTTAGATTGCCCTTCTGGGGCTGTGTCTAGGTAAGCCCTGAATCTTACGAAGGTTTCTGCTCCTGCGAGCTTTTCATAAAAAAATTGGTTCGATCTCCTTGGAAAGCATCGACTTGCTCTGCAATCCACGGATACTCTGTGTAGACCTTCCTAGCGTTAGACTCTGTACAATTAAGAGCCTTATCTATCTCGACATTACCCCAGTCGAGGGTCAGCGCAACACGCGTTTCTAGTGCTTCTTTTTCAAGTGTTTCTAAGTCAACATCAGAGATGTTTCTTTTACCTCTCAAAAGTCTTTGGATGTGCGTTCTGCGCTGCTTGGCTAGTTTTGAATCTGGCCCTGCCATCTTGATCCAAGCGTCTGTTTCTTCGCCAGTAACAGGGTGCTTGATGTATAAAACAGCACCCTCGTTAGAACCCTCAACTGAGTTAAAGTCTGATAGCTTCATATAGTAAGACCCCTAGTCCTATGTTTTTAAGCAGGTGCGACCTCGATGATTTCATCGGTGATCTCAAGCGTAATGCTGGCGCTGGTGATCTGGTCAACACTACCGACGTTTGCCGTGTAGCTCATAACCTGCGCTGAGAAGTAAAGCTCTGTGCCATCCTGTAGGGTGACATTGAAGCTGTAGTTATCGTCGCTGTCGAGAGCTGTGATAAGCTCTGACTGACCCGAATCACCCGGTACGCGAGCAACAGTCATGGCGATTGAGCCATCGTTGAAGCTGCCTTTACGTTTTACCGTCTGACGGTCGCCGAGTGGGTTGTGGGTTACGAGGCTGTACTCACGACCAAACTCACCAAGGTCAGTGACCTCGCCAATCAAGTCAAAGGTAAGTGCCTCGAATCCTGTTGCGTCGTAGCTGGACGGATCGCCTGCGACGATGCCAATAGTAGTCCCTGCTGATGTAAATGCTTGTGATGCCATTGTTATCTCCTAGTGTTCTTATTCACTGCGTCTGCGAGATGCTTCCTTGCTTCTCTTAAAGACACCCTCATCATTCCTTTGGGTGCTTGTGTAGACCAGCCGTACTCAAGTCGCTCGATGTACGGCACATTGTTTGTTAAATAGAAAACGTTACCTGCAATCTGTTCTTTAATTGCTGTTACTTTAGAACTAGGGTCATCGGTGGATTCAATGGCCGAAGTCTGAGGCTGCCCAATAGAAGGTATCCAGTTAGCTCGTGCTGTACCGCCTACATAGCCCGGAGGTGCCTTCCCTTCCCACAAGGATGGGTTGCCTACAGGTGTACGCTGGATAATCGCTGAGGAGACTCCTACGGCGTAATCAGCAACAACATTATCTATGGTATCGTTAGTCTTCTCGGCAAATCTTCTGATCTGTTCAGAAAAGCTCTTTGCCATTAGTCAAAAATCCGATAGTTAATTGATACAGGGATGACATACCATGCTTCATCAAACTGGGCTGGCCCGAAGTTGATGCTCTCGATGTGTACATCTCC